GAATCGTATTCAAATTCAAGCCAGCAGTTTTTGCATTTATAGTGGCGGTTAATGGGCATCACTCCTCCGCAACCTTCCTCTTGTTTGCATTTTCCGCATCATTGAACCATTTATCATATAATCCTAACTGATGGCGGAGCTTCCAGTTCTCGTCCTTCGCCGCAGCCAGTTCTTCCTGGAGCGCCGCGTTCTCATCCCTTAACCGCCCTTCGGCATTAAGAGCAGCGACATACTTTTCTTTTAACCCCTCCGCTTCGCGGTCTTTGTTATTAAGAGCGGCCTCTACCTCGGCTTTAATAACTGCTTTTTGTTTCAAGCGCTCCTCGATATTAATTTCCGCAATAAAATCAACAACTCGCAAGCTTATTTCGTGCGCAATCTCGCTATTCTCCACGTTGTTTCTCCTCCTCCGCTTGTTCAAATGCCCTTGCAGCATCCCGGCAGGCTCCGGCTGTAAAGGCTAAATTCGCTGGCTTTCTCTTTGGGTCTTTCATCCAGTCCACAAGTCTGCGGAATTCAAAGGCCGTCATGCGGAGATAGTAGTCGTTAAGATCTATGGCGCTAATCAGATTGCCCCCCACCACGGCTGTTTGTAATCTCAAACGCTCTTTTGATTATAATTTCACTCGGCTTCATACCCGCCCCTCTTCCCCTTCGTTAAAACCAGTCCGCCGTCGTAGACAAATGACAGGCCGTGGTCTTTGCAATACGTTATCTTGACGTAATAACGGTCATCCACGCTTATGTTTTCTTCAAGATCGCAAAGCGCGTGTTTCATAAGTTCTGCGCCAAAGTTATAGCCTGGCCTCGGTATCGTGCCGAATAATTTTATTGGTTTATCCGTCACTTTCTCTTCTCCTTTGGGGGTAGGGTAAATTCGATGGTGCATGGAACAATCTTCCAGTCCAATGCTTCTGTTGCTGATTCAGGATTCGTTATCATCCATGCGCCTAGTTTGCTTTTCATGGCCCGATGAAACCTGTTTTTATACAGGACTGCCCACGCCTTTACCCGCTTCTTCGCTCTCTTCATTTTGTTAAAACCTCCGGTTTGTGCGCTTGTTCGTATTCCATGAGAAAATCAATTCCGCAGCAGAGCGCGTTGTTGATCGCAAAATCGGATGTGCCGTTTTGCTTGAGTCTTTTCTTGTACCGCTCGATGGCGATGATTAGTCGCTCTTCACGCTTCATCTTATCTTCCCGTTATTAAAAACCAAAGCCGCTTCCACCATTTACAGCAGCAGGGGTACGTCCTTTGGTTGTCTTTGGCTGTTCTCGTTCGCCACTGATGTCGCATAATTCCTTGAAAATAAGTGGGCCGGGGGAGTTCGGAGAGTTCAGCTTCCCGATCTCCTGTCACAGCGTTTTGCTGAATAACGCCGCTCCCGGCTTTTAATCTAAAGTTAGTAAGGGCTGGCCGGGAATTTCACCCGACACGCTTGGTGCCTTCCCAAGCCTGGCTTAACTCCAGGTAGAGGGCGCCATTACGCGCTACTTGTCTGGTGCTGGGTTTAAAGTCAATTAAGCGCCAGTTTGCGTCTTATTCCGCCACAGCCCTTACCATCCACCGCCCCCTTGAGAGTGCTGTCCCCTTGGGAGCGGGTGAAGTCATTCTTTAAAAACAACTACTCCAAAAATAACGCCCAAAAAGAATGCTATAAGCAAACTTACCAAATAAGCAGCTTCTGGTGGTGTCATGCCCGTCCTTCGGATGGCTTCTCTGTTAAAATCTTGTCGATTTGATCTTGGTGTCGATGCCTTACTTGCGGGTAAATGTGATGACCGCATATAGGGCAGATTGGAAGATCTCCAACGCTCACTTTCCCCGCTCCTTTCCCTCTGGCTCTTTAGGTAAACGATGCTCTTTGCCATGACAACGAGAGCAAAGCCATTCAATTTCTAGGGGCTTTGAATAATCGTGATGATGGGCTTGAATTCTGTCTTTAGAAGATAGGCATTTAGGGCATCTTTTTGGCCGAATGAGAATTCCGTTCATAACGGCTTTCCTAACCTCAAGCCTAGCTTTTTGATGTTCAGGAATGCGTTTAGATTGAGGTTTTTTCTTAGCCCATCGTCTTTCACGCTCTCTAAATGCTTCAAGGTTTGCATCCCGTCTTTTTCTGTAAGAGAGGCGCTTCCTGATTTTTTCTTTTTCTGCAAATGCCGGGTCGAGCATCCATCTCGCATATCGCTCCCTGCATTTCCTGATGTGTTTTGAGTAAATTTTATACATTAAATCCTCGCTATCCCTTCCTCCTCAGTCATGGATTAAAGGCCTCCGGTTTTCAGCATATTAAAATCCTCTCGCGTCTTTTACGCGCACTCTTTTGCCGCACTCCACGCACTTTGCCCAAATGGGGCCGGGGCCTTTATGTAAATATTCGCATTGATCTGATTCATTTCCCCAAGCGCCACTTTTTTGAAGAATGACGTCGCGATCATTATAAAAGTACCCACCAACACCACCGCAATGAGGACATTTTGAAAGAGTTTTAGCTCTCATCTATCTCCGCTCCTTCAGGGCTTCGGCTCACGAATTAACTACGCCCGTTCCCGCGCAGGCCTTACAGACTTCGTTTCCTGCGTTGGATGAGCCGTATGTTGGTTGGTATTTGGTTACTTGATAAAACCCGGCTGGTACAACGCCGTGGCCGTCACAAACAGGGCAAACTTGTTTCATTCTCCCTCCTTGCCTTCGGCGGGGGAGGCCAGCTTGTTTTCGAGTAAATAGATTAAAAACTTGGCTCTGGCATCGGCTTCAGTCATTTTTTCAATTCGATCAAGGACAATTTTTGATTCTGCATATTCCGTGAACGGGTCAAGGAACTTCCAGCATTTTCCCTGTTCGTGCGAATAATGCTCAACAAATGGCAAGCTAAAGCCTTTTTCAAGAAGCATCTCCCCAAGCTCCGCGACGGTGAAGGCGGCGTAGCGATTCCAATATTCGGCGGGGTAATATTCTCGCGCCTCTGCCCACGTTCTAATGCCTTTGCATTCGGTATAATCCCAATCTTTGATTTGAACGTGCTCTATGTGACACAGAAGGCTTTCCTGTTTCACTCCCGCTCTTTTTAATTGCTTCGCCAACTCTAAACTACAAACCTGCTCCTCTACTCGCATCCTTCCACCTCTTCGGTTATTTTTTAACTGCCTGACGTTGCGCGACGGGCATTTTGACTAATTCAATTCCGATGCAAGCCGCTGGGCTTCGGTTTCCGTAAATTTCCCGCCATGTTTCTGTTTTGCAAATCAAATCGCTTACAACCTGGAAAGAGGTGATAACCCCACGAAGCCGATGTTTCTTGCCGTAGCCTTTGGATAAAATAACGGGCCGCCCAACAATGCAGGTCTTTTCATTCCATCGGGGGCCGTAGGGCCGATATTCCGCACATTTCATGCCCGATTCAAAGGCTTCATACCACTTGGTTTTTAATGGAACAAACAACGCTTTCATTCTCTCCACTCCCGTTTATTCCTCAATGTTTTAAAATCATCCGCTATTTTATTTTTCTTGAATAAGAACGGACAATTAGAAACTAAGCTGTTTTGGCGCCTGAATCACTTCTTTGAATAACGGCCTTGGCGTTGCTTTCAGCCGTTTCTTTGCAATCTCGCAATACTTTTCGTTGATCTCGATGCCGATCCCGTTGCGGTTCATCTCTTTACAGGCAACAAGTGTTGTCCCAGAGCCAAGAAAGGGATCTAACACTGTGCCTTCAGCAAAAGACAAACACCAACGCATGACAGGTACGGGTTTTTGCGTAGGGTGGAATCGTTCTTCTTTTTCTTTCATGTTTTCCTGAAGCATTCCCATCCACCGATGTCGAATCTTTCTTACAGCTTGAGGGAGGTTTGTCCAAGCCAGCTCGCAATCAGCATATCTGTTATCTCCATTGTCTTTATCCCAAACGAGCCACCCAGAAGATCCCGGCATACCGAAATAATTACCACCCCAAATAATTTGATAAACCGCCGATTTAAGAAGAAGATCAAATATAGCTTTGCTTGGTTTTTCATTATCCCAGTCAGATGGTTCATAACGAATCCCGCTCAGAGCTAAAGACTTTCCAGTTTGTTTTCCAGATCGAGTAAATGCTTTCGTTGAAGCTCCTATACCGTAAGGCGGATCTGTTACCACAAGATCAACACTAGAAAGCATAGGTACAATTTCAAGGCAATCCGCGTGATAAATCTTCAATTCCGGGTCTTTTTCTTCGTAGTAAAGATAATCACTCAACTGCTTTGACAATTTCAAACTCCATTCCGCAAACTACACCGTGTTTTTCGGCCTCTTCTTTTTTCTCGAAAACCTTCTTGCACCACTTACAACGCCACATATTTCTCAATGCCCTTCACATCCCCAACAAGTTTTTAAAAGACGACCTCTGAGGGCTTAGGGGGTTAGTGTTGAAATCTCGTAATGACACTCGGAATCGTAATACATTTGCTCTTGGCCCCATTCGTTGGCCTTAAATTCATCGTCAAACTTCTCTTCGCGGAAATAATTCTTCACCTTCTCATATTTGTAGCGCCACTGTTCTTGCGTTCCAACGGGATCGCCATGCCGGATGCTTTCCATGCGGCCTATGGGAGTTTCGTATTCTTCAAAGTAATAGAGTTTACAGACGAAGCTCACACTTCCCTCCGTTCGGTGGGGTTTTTTATTAAAAACATCCGCGCTCTAAGTTAATGGGCGTCCCTACTGGTAGGGTGCTTTTATCATCGTCCGTGGCCTTAAAATGAGCCTTCGGATGCGCCGGGTACATAAACTCAAACATGGCGTAATTCGCCACATCGACCAGATATTCGGTGTTCCCGGTTTTTTCGTAAGCCAACAGCTTTTTCCGAAGCGAAGCCACGGCATCCACGCGCCCTTCGTGGAAATTGTTTTTTGCTGGCCCGTATTTGTGATAGGACACCTGAACCGCGCACCTACGGAGATCGTCAAATCTCTCTGAATATTCTTGTTTTAATATATCCTTCACTCTCCGCGCTCCTTCCGGGGTTAGGTTAAATTCAAAACTTCTCGCCAATAAATGTTGTAGCCGTATTCGTCCTTACACTCCACATATTCGCCCATGAACAATTTTTTGTCTTGCCGCCGGAGCCAGCGTTTTCCAATTCGTATTCCCGTTGGTATGGAAAGATCGTACTTAGCCATTTTCTCAATAAGCGCCGGGGGAATGAGAGCGTAATTCGCATCCGTTAAAATCTCTTCGCTGAAACTCCCTGGAAATTGATTCGGGTCGGCTAACTGAAACTTTTCCATCCCGCTCTTCTCCTTCCTCCGTTAACTAATTTATTAAAAACTTGCAGCTAGCGCCACGGGCATTGGTTTGCGTTAATGGGGCATGTACATAGTTACGAGAATCACGGTATGACCTTCGTTGATAACGTCCACGATGCCCATGGATTGCGATTCTCCGTAATTCGACACCCAGATCGGCGTTGCTTTACCCATTACGAATTCGCCGCCTTTATAGCCTTCGAACGTTTTTCCAACCGCTTCTTTGCAATCTTTCAGCAGATCGGCCAAATTCTTTTTCTCGCCGCCGTAGCCAAGCGCAAGCTCCGCATAAATACCGCGCCAGCTATCAAGGTAAGTCGGATACATCCCCGGAAAGTCATAACGCACTTCAACGGGCGTTACACTGTTATTGTATGACCACTTGTATTCTTGGGGGATAGGCTCCAATTTCGCTATTAGCTCCCCAAGCGTAATAACGGGCATTGTTTTTAATTGCTCCGCTCTCATTGCGGAAACTTTATTCTGAACAATTTCTTGAAAGTCCATTTCCTCTCCCTCCCTTTCCGTTAGGATCTTCTTTTAAAAGCATCCGTGCAACAGTTGTCTTGTTCGCTAACCGCTCCAGTGAAAATAAAATTTGTCTTTGTCTGGTTTCTCAAGAACGTAAAGAATCGTATCGCGCACAATCTCAAGGGCTTCTATGTACCACTTCATTTTCTCTTCGGATTCGTAAACAAGATAAGTTTCTTGCATCGGCTTACCGAACATGGTTTTGGTAAATGAATCATAAAATCCGGGAAGCATGGCAACGACCTTTATGCCTTTCGGATAAAATTCCCCTTCGCCATTTGAGTAGCCATGCCCGTCTTTATAATGCTCACTACCCCATTTTTTTAATTGTTCATAGAAAATATTGAGTGCATCTTGCTCCGATTGCGGATATTCTTCCGGATTCCGAAAGGGGTTTGGGCCAACGTGCATAATGTCGTATTTCCCGGCAGGGGAGGCCGCGTGTTCAATGGCTTTTCGCAAAGCATTTTCGCACCGTTTTAAACTAGCTTCCCAATCAGGAATAAAATTGTATTGATTGCGTTTATGGTCAAAGATTTCGTAAAGCGTAGGGATTCCAGCCCTCTCTAAAACATTGTTTGTGCCGCCGCCGTTGTAAGATGATCTAAAATACCCGATCTTAAAATAATGATCCTTATACTTTGGGTGCGGGATCTCTATTTTTTCCTCTGGATAGCCGCCGTCCTCGTCAAGCCCAAGAGCCGTTGCCACTTCTTTGTTTTTCTTCCTAGCGTTTTCTTTCTCTTCATCCGTTAAGGATTTGTAATCCCGGCCATCATAATTCCAGTTTTCTTCTGACGTTTTTTCGTACTCGTTTTCAAGCCGCTCTTTCTTTTCCAGATCGTCGCATTTGTAGAGATAAATATCTAATCCCATATTTCCTTTCCCAATGCCCGTTGCGTTATTGTCACGGTTTTGATTTTAAAACCACAATGCCTACTGCAAAATTGTCAGGGGGTTGTTTTTAAAATCATCCGTTATTTACGTTATCTCGAAAATGCCCGTGGTCGTAGCTTGCACGGGTTTAATCGAGAAGTTTCTCTGCTACTTCCTCGATCAAATCTTTATTCTCTTCCCAAAGCCTTGATATCCCGTGGCTGTTAATGGCCCACATTTCAATACAGTCAAACATTAAAAGCAGGGCTTCGGCCTGTTTATCGGTTATCTGTTTCATGATTTCCGTTCTTTTGGACGATCCGCTTTTAAAAGCTCGTCTTTATCTTCCTCTGAAAGCAGGGGAAGCCAATAAAGTAAACCCTCAAGCAGTTTGTTCTTCATGCCATTCCTTCGGGTCAAATTCGACAATCCATGTTCCGTTTTCGAGGTATCTTTTGGACAGTCCGTACGTTTTCGCCGCTCCTATCGCTACCTTCTGGGCTTCTTCAAAGTCTTTGCACTGGAGTTTCATTTAAGTTCCTTTCGTTTTTAAGAGCATCCAGTTCGCGTTTCAGTTCGCTATTTACTTTCTCTTGATGCATTAAAGTCGCAAATTCAGGGCAGCATTTCCGGGAGGTAAAAACAAGATCATCAAACCTGTTTTTACCAATCCGCGCTTCGCAGATGTCTCTGACTGTCAGATCAACCCACTGGCCTTTACGAAAACTCTTGTGCGTATGGTGTTCTGAGCAGATAAATTGCAAAATGTCCGTTTCAAAAAACGTAATCTTGCATCCCCGACTAATCACGTGATCAAGATCAAGCCGTTCCGTGGCCCCACAACCGGGGATTATGCAGACTTTGCCATCTCTTAACTCCACAATCTCATGGCAAAGACGCCAGTTCTCGTCGTAAAGTTTTCGCCAAGTGGGTTTCTTCTTTCTCTTTTTTTTAATCATCAGACGCCTTTTGGTTTTAATTTATTCATTAAAGCCCGCCAATCATCCGGTGGCGGCGCCGCTTCTTTAACTGCTTTTTCCATTTTTTCTCTAAACTCTTTTTCTTCTTTCTTGTAATCTCGGACAGGTTTCGTCACAGGCTCCGTTTCTTTCACACGGTTCAGCCAGTTTGTCATAAATCTCGCCCAATTTTTCTTTCTACTCTTTCCGGGCTTTCCATTCACTGTCCAATTCGTCACAACCCAAACCTCCATCTTGATCAACTCTCTATCAAAGAACGGATAAATTCTTTTAAAATACTGTTTCGTCCAATCATCAATTTCAAATCTTGTTGCATGATGTAACCATTCGATCTTCATCCTCAAAACTTTCAAATAATTTCAGACATAAACCGACTTTGCATTTTTTCCTGGGATATCCTTTTTGAACGAAAAGACCAAAACAAGTCTTCTTGTTACAAAAAGACCCACGAAAAATCTCAATTCGCAAGTCGCTGTATGTATGAAGTCCGTTAGCCCTTACGGGCGTATCTCGTGGTATTCAGCATCCCAGTCGAGGCCGTGAAGCAAAGTCGGCAAAGCACACGGTGGTTCCTCTTTAAAATTACTTATGCTTTGAGTTAAGGTCAAAGGTCTCTGTGAAACACCTTAAAAATTTACTTTTCAACTTCCATGATGTAATTGACAACCGCCTCAGACCATCCGTCGATATGCGTCCACGCCCCGTAACCAAGGCCGTTTTTGTCTGTTGAGACATTGAGAACGTAGCCTTTGGTTTTTGGGTTTGGGACGCTGTCGGCTGACTGTTCGTCCGTAATCACGATTAAGCGGTCATATTCCAGATTGGCGTTTAAAGTCTGCACGGCTTGCCCTAAATACGTGCCGCTATGTTCTTGAGAATTTTTCACCGAATCCCGTAAAGCAAACCCGCGCCGAGCTGGAACTTGAACAACCTTTTCCGAGAAAGTGAATATCTCAACCGTTTCACAAATTTCCCGGAGAAGGATCGCAAGGCCGCAAGCGGCATCAATTCGGACGACTTCTGATTTTCCTGAAATCGTGTAATCCATACTTCCTGAAACATCAATTAAAAGCGCGGTTTTTCCTGATAGCTTTTCTTGAGACGAAAGACATTTCATCATGGCTGTTTCGAGTTGCGGCTCCCACTGTGGCGCATACCGAGCGGCTGAGATAAAACGAAAGGGAAGAACTCGCTCAACTTTCATTTCGGCCAATGCCCCAAAGATTAGACTCTCTTTTACCTTCACTTCTTTCATGTTCCGAAGATTTCGGAGAAGGGCTAGCGCACCAAGCTTGTTTTCGCTTAAAAGCCTTTCCCATGTTTCTTTTTTGTCTTTTCCTGCCGACAACTGAACTTCCCATGTATCGGGGGATTCAAGGGTGTTATCAGCAAGCTTCTTCCACACTGCCGCCTGCTCCTCGTCTTTTGGCTTAGGACACGTTAAAAACAAAACGTCGCGAAGTTTTACAGAGCCATCCCGGTTATATTTGGCGAGATCGTAGGCGCTGAATTTAAGAAATGATTTTGCCAGCCCTTTTTTGACCTGAGCGGACAAAGGCTGTCTTTTTTCTTTCCAGTAGATCGCTAAAAATTCGGTGAGTTCGTCGGCTCTTTGAATAACCCGTTCCAGTGTCTGAGAAACAAACGCTTTGTGTTTTGGAAGACGTGCCATTTCACGCACAATTAGAAGCGGAACGTGGCGAAGCTTCATCTTTTCTCGCGCTTCGATGGCGATATCAGACACCTTTTGAGGGTCGACTTGAGGGATCAATTCTTTGATTCTTTCTGTAATGCTTTGTCCGTCCTCGTAGAATGTCTTTTCCCAAAGCAAACAAGCCATGACGGATCGTTTGAGTTGTAGCTCCGCATTAATTCTTTTGGCGGGAGCGCCTTCATGGGTAGTAAGGGTATTTTTTTGTTTCTGATTGATACTTGCCATAACTTCTCCTTTTTTTGTATCGGGGGAACAGTCGTCTACGGTGTTTTCTACAATGAAGTAACCGCCGACTTCACCACCCGAATTTAAAACTGCTGAGGAACAAGCGGTTCAGGGCTTTTCATTTAGCAGATGAAACCCTGACCTTCACCATCAGCATTACTAAGAGCGGAGGAACCAGCGATAACGGCGCTTTTTGACTGGCGCTCTACCAACTGAGCTATTCTGACCGAAGTCAGAAGCGAGATTTGAACTCGCGACATCCAGTTCCTGTAGAAGTAGCCGTTATCTTCACCATCCGCTTTAAATCTCTGCTTTTTTCCTGTAAATCGTTTCTTTGCAAAGAGGACACGCCCCAACCCAATAACTAGGGTCTAATGCTGTCTGCAAAATAACTACAGGACGCATTGTCTTTTGACAGTCATGCTCTAAAATTAAAGTCTTGGGAGTTTCAGTCATGTCCAGTTAATGTATTTCTGATAGAGTTTCTTTATTAAAATCTTTTGGTTGTCGGTCAATTCCGCATCTGGATTGTTCGGATCAAGGTTGTTGTAGAAATTCCGGATTTGGTTTAGTTCGTAAGGTTCTAAACCCGAATCTTCTCCAAACCCATGAGCATACAGAGCCAGCATCTTGACCGCTTTCCAGAGTTTCATTAGAAGGGCAGGTCTTCGTCGGGTTTAAGTTCCGGGCTGTCATCGATATTCACTTCAGGTAGTTCTTGAGGATGGACGTTCTTCAAAGCGCCGGGCCTTGAAACCGTCCAGACCGTTTCTTTGTCTTTACCTGTTTTATGGATTAAAAGCCGCTCACCGGGCTTGGGTCTCGCAGCACAAAACGCTTCAAAAAGGGGTTTGCTTCCGGTTTCAAGCTCGCCTTCATCAAAGACGTAGATAATCGAGTATCCTTGTGGAAACATGGGGTCGTAGTACCTGTTTTGAAAAGGCTGGCCGTCTTTACCGAGCATCTTTTCACCCGTCGTCGTATCAATGGCCCATTCGGGGTAGGAGTAACGCAGAATATATTTCAGTTTTTCTTTCCACGTTTTGCGGTTTTTCTTGTCAACCGGATCGTCTTCGTTGGCCTTTTTCTTCCAACCGCGATAAGTCAAAAGCACTTCTCGGTCTTGAAAGTTATCTGTTTTTAAAAACTTAGAATTGTTAGTCGGGAAGTCGGTATACATGGTTAGTCTCCGTTAGTTAGTTATTCCGAAACGCTTTGTAAATGATTCTTTATCTTTTAAAAACATCGCCTTGAATTGGGCAATCTCCGTGGTGACGATAGGCTTTGAAAATCCCTGCTTCGTGTCGTCGTTGCAGGGGATGAGCATCATCTGTTCGTAAGGTTCAGCCCCGTTGTCTTCTTCGATAAGGACATATCCGGCGGTTTGTTTGAAATGCTTGGCTTTGTCGGGTGTTCTTTTAAAATCTGCAAGCGTACGAAGGCCGTTATAAACACATTCGCGGATGTCTGGAGTGCCGCCGACCTTGTATTTACAAGACACAACAGGCTTTCCAACCTGCATATTGACCAATGGATATTTTTCTAAGAACGCCGGAAAATTCCAGCCGTTAACCGTAAGATTTAAATTTCCCTTTTTTAAAATGACCAAGTCAGTCCAAGATCCTTCGATCTTTTCAACAGGCTCCCATTTACCTGTCTCAATAAAATGTTTCGCTTGAAGGTCGTAAAGATTTCCTTGGGAAGCGTATTGTTGAAGCTCGTGAGGTGGCACGAAGAAATCCAAGTCCCATGAAGTAATGGAGCTTACAGACGGATGTTTCTTTCCGCATTCGGGACAGTCATAAAACCGGATGTCCATCCTTTCTTTGTTAATGCGTTCGATAATGGCTTGTTCTTCACAGGCCTTGAAATTGTCATAGCAGACTTTCTGCAAATCCTTTTGAACCTTGTCGGTAAAGGTTAAAATCGCATCGCCCTCGGTCATTTCCATTTCGACTTCCGCGCTAAAACCGGGGCGCGAGTTTTCGTAAGAACCACGTGAGATCACCCCACTAAACGAACTAGAGATTTTAATTTTCATCTTCTTTTCCTCGGCGCGACAATAAAAGCCATAAATAAAACAATTAAAATTCCAATAAATTCACGCGACATCGCCGTTGTCCTCCCATTCCTTAGGAACATATAAGGCATCTTGAGCGGGTTTAATTGCTCCCCGAATGAGTCTTTTTGTTTCTGCTTTTGCTTTTAAAAACGCGGCCACCATATCAAGGTCATCGGGTTCCGGGTTCCAAGCGAACTCAGCTTCACGGACGCATTTAAGAAATTCCTCATATCTTTCTTGAGATGTCATTGGTCACGCTCCTGATCGTATTTGAAATCCTCCCACCGTCCACGGCGGCATTCGTAACATTCGCAGATTAAAACTTCACCAAGTTCAGCCTCAATGTCTTCTCGCTCGGCCCGCGATAATTGGCAGATAGCCAAAGGGTTTAAATACTTCATGACTTCACCTTCACAATGGCTTTATTCTCAATCCACTTCTCAAGCTTTTGCTTTGAAAATCTCCACTGCCCGCCAATTTTTGAAGATGGAATTTTCTTTTCTTTGAGCATCCGGTACAGTGTCACAATATGGAGTTTTAAATACTCGGCCGTTTCTTTTGGGGTTAATATGTCACTCATGCCTGAATTCCTCTTTCTTTTAACTTCTCGATTTCCTGGACCGTTAATTTCTGGTTCGGTTGACTCATAATTTCTTCCGGCACAACCGCATAGCCATCTAAACAATTCGCTTCTTCGTTGAACTTGATGTCATACATAACCTTTTTACGAATCGAACAGTATTCAGCCTTGGTGACCGTTCCCACTTTGGTAATTAAAACCAAATCCCCGATCTTAAATTCTTGGTTCATTTCAGCACTCTCCTTTTGTTTAAAAAATGGGTGACATTGGCAATCCAATGACGATTCAAGTTTGAAGGGTCATTCTTTGCGCCCAGCGGGGCGTAGGAAGCAGCCAAGTAAGGAATGAAGCCACCAGCCTTAGCGGACGATGGTTCGCTTAAAAACGATTTAAAGCGATTCTTGAGGGTATTAAGGCAAATGCGGCGGCAATAGTCAGGAGTGGTTTTTTTGCAACCGGGATAAAAGATGCCGTAGGGAACTTTAGCTTTTGGGCCACCTTCGGCGAGATAGATAGCGTCTGCTAATTTATTAAAATCCGGAACTTCGGCATAGACAGGAACTCCCAAACTGAATAGAATGGCGATCCCACCTAATATGGCCGGGTAGCTCAGTCGGTAGAGCGAGGGACTGAAAATCCCTGCGTCGGCGGTTCTACGCAGTTTAAATCTCCAGTTTTTACCTTCCGAGGGGTCTTTCGAGGGTTTCATGGTTGCTTTATCGACCTAGTTGATTAAAACCTTTAGCTTTATTTTTAAAGAAAAGGCCAGTCGCCCGGCCCCTGGACGGTACGCGTTGCGCGATAGTGAGTGAACACACCAAGCGACTGGTTTTAAATTTGTATTTCGAGATAACCATTTTTCCGTCCAGGAATATTTAAGTTCATAAAAAATCTTTAACAGATCCGGCTTTTAATGTCAAGCTGTTTTGTGATATTCCATGTACTTTTTTTTAATTTCTTCGCTTCCAAGTGTCGCATAGATCCGGGTTGACGATAAAGATTTATGCCCTAAGACATCGGCAATATCTTCTAATGGGGCACCGTTTTTTCTCATGTTCCGGCCTACGCCATGACGGAACATATGGGCCGAGATTTTTAGTCCAACTTCGCGCCCTCTTTTAATAATAAATTTAATCAATGTATTGGTTTTAAATCGTTCTCGCCTTTCACTAAAAAACAAAGCTTTTCCTGTGTACCCGATTTTATTCAGTCCGTGAATATATTCCCTTAAACTAGTAATTGCTTCTTCGTTGGTATAAGCGGTACGGAATTGCCCGGTTTTGCTTTCAGCGATTTTAATAAAGCCCGTTTCTAAATCAACATGCTCTATATCCATATTGCATATCTCTGATATTCTCGCACCGGAAGCCCATAGTAACCGATAGATACAGCCATCTCGCTTTGTATGAAAGGGATGGCTTTCTAGGGCTGTTAATGTCTCTTTGTAGTTTTCGATATATCTAGGTGGTGGAGATGTCCCCTTACTAAATTCATGGCCAAATTGCATCGGGTTTTGATCAATGATTCTTTCTCTCGCTGCCCAGGTATAAAAAACAGTGGCCATATCGGCTGTCTTTGCTGCCATATTATCGGTCCAGGTATCTTTGTTTTTACCTTTTCTTGATTGTTTTACTTTTCGAATTAATGCTGCGATAGATGCATAGTTTTTAAATTCTAAAATTTCCATACTCGCTGCTTCGTATAAATAATTAATGTGTCTGATATAAGACTTGGCAGAGCCCGGCATTAAGCCTTTCTCTAAAATTAAATAGTCGTGAAATCGCGCTTTTAACTCTTCGTTCATTTCCTTGATGTCCGTAAAAGCTTCCAATTGTATTCATTGACCGTCCTTTTGCAAGAGATAAAATGATATAACTATAAGTAGTTAAAAGAGTTACAACAAAGCAATTGCATGGATTTTAAGAACTGCACAAAAAACCGGGCAGTTAATAAATGACCCTTTCTTTGGTTAGGTCCGTTGCATTAAACCCAAAAGCTTTTAATAAAAATCAATGGTTAAAGGCGCGGTTTTAATCTCCAGTAATCTCAGGGGCAAGCAATCCGTTGCTTCCCCAGTCAGTCATCAAGCCTGTTTCTTCAATCAGTTTCTTGCCGTAATCATGTCCGGCTTCTGCGCCCCTAATCTTGAGCGCATAGCCTCTGGCATCTCCGTTTACATAAAAAAACGGCGGAAGCTTAACAAACAATACCTGTACTTCTCTTTCGATCATTTCTGAAAACTTATCCCATGCGTTTTCATCGGCGTTAAAATCATATTCTCCAAATATATTGGATCTGTATGTTTCGCCATTGCAATATGCTTCTGCGCCTTTATGTGCATCCCGTTCGATTTTAAGCAATGCAACACTCAGTTTCTTCCCATCTGCCTTTTTTACTCCGCAAGCCTCAGCAAGACGAACTAAGGCGGCGTAATGACGTTCTAATTGTGCTTTTCTGCGTTCTTTCTTGTTCATTTTGCTTCTCCTGCGCTTTTCGCGCTGTTAACCTGTCCTATTCGCGTAGGGCAGGGCGGCTTTTAATTAGACTTGCCTAGTAAATGAAAAGTATCTGTAAAGCCACTGTACGCATAAAGCAAGCGTTCGTTTGTTTCGACCACGAAATTGACGCGCAATTCTACCGGGTTTTTAAATGTACGGCGCACGGCTTTAAGGAACGCTTTTTTCTCATTTCTTGTGCGGTCGCATTTATCCCAAAAATCCTGCTCTATCTTGGCTTGCTCGATATTAAATTCCATGACAACCTCCAAAAATCCCGGCTTTTAATGAATGATCTTTAGGGTTAAGGGTTAACTCCGGCTTTTGCTAGGGCTTGTCTTATCTCGTCGCGTAAAAAAGATTCGGCTTCAACTTCTTCTAAAACGGCTAAGGCTTTTTGAGCTACGCTAACCAAATCCTCATGAGCATTACAGGCAGTAATAATAAAATCAGCGTTAGCTTCGTTTTCTGGCGTTCTTGTTAAAGAGGCGATATGAATGCCAGATGGCCTTGCATCAATCCCTGATTCAATTCGGATTAACCCTTTCCCGTTAGCGTTTCCCTTGAAGTATTCCCAGGGCAACGCTGTATGTTTTGCTTTTAACATATCCATTGTCCTAACCTTTCCGCGCATTTCGCGCTTTTAATATTAAAATCAATACTTGCCGTAGAGATCAGCCGCTGTATACGTTTTGTGCCCGTATTTAACGTATTGGCCATTATGACGAGCGAGGGATTCTAAAATTTTTCGGCTTTCTTGTTTTAAACTCTTGACTTGACCAACCGCTAGAATGTTTTCATCTTGACCGATTATTTGATAATTTTTCATTTAACCTCCCCCGTTACGTTCTAGTTAAGAGCATCACTGCTACTTGCTGAATATAATACATGAGCGCTCTAGCATTAGTCAATAACTATTTTCGGGTATTTAATAAAAAAACTTTAGGGTTTAATTTTATCCCAACGAGCCCTGGCCATCTTTTTGGCAAGGTCTGAGCGTTCAGCGGGGGAAAGCTTGGCCCAACGACTTTTTCCGCCCTTTAAGCCGCCTTTACGGCCTAGAGAGACAGCCGCCCGGTTCTTTTTAGGTTTATTAAGCATATTGCGGCATTGTATATGACCGCTCTAGCATAATCAAGTGCTATTTATGACTCTTGGAAGCATTGGAAGGTTTGAAAGCGCCGGGTTTTAATAAAAGAAGTAGAGAAAGCCCAAAACCCCGCGCTTTTAATAAAAGAACCACTACTAATAGTATTAAATCACATAAATATCATTGATAACATACAGTATATAGTGTAAAATGGATTTAATGGCCAAAGCTATTAATGCTATGGAAGCGAAGTTCATAGCGTTCCTTATCTCTGATCCTGAGCAAAACGCCACTCAAGCCGCAATTAAAGCAGGTTATTCCCCAAAATCCGCATCTCAGATCGCTTGGCAACTCATGCGAAAGCCAAAGATAACCGCAGAATTGGATGCTTTTAAACGAAGAAAAAGAGAGGAAATAACAAAGGAAGACTACGTAGACCTTGCGATCAAGGATTATAGATCTCTTGACGTGACAGAACCGAATAAGCCGCGTTTCCTCGACATTGCGGGCAAAGCTTTGGGGTATATTGGGGCGAATGGTCAAGAAAAGCCGCAAACTATTAATAATTTGACGCAGATCAATATCAACGGCGCGGAAAAACAGTCTGAATTATGGGAAATGACGCGCAAACTGTTGGGAAATGATTGAAGAATCTTCAAGACAATTTTGTAAGTCAGTCCATATAATTTATGAAAGTTATACATAATGCTGATAAAGCGCAATCCCTTGTGTCTCAAGGCTTCTAAGGCATACAAGATATAGAAAACGTCCGAGATTGTACATACTCGGACGTTTGTATTTGTGTAAGGATTGGAAGGATTGACACAGGCTTTGTGCGAGTGGGGCAAGGGGCCGGGCACCCCCTAGATCGACCGGGGTGGGGTAGTTGTAATACACCCTCTCCCAAGTTTTATAAATTTTTTAATATCGACCATGCCCTATAAAGACCCAGAGAAGAAAAAAGAGCATAACAAACGGTACGCAGAAACTCACAAAGAAGCGACGAGAGAGCGCGTGAGAAAACATCGTGAATGTAACAGTCCCGGCAAAACATGTAACAGACCCTGTAACGGTCCCGAAGACAGCGTAGTAATCGAATATGAGCATTTTAATTAAATGGGAAAGCCGACTACGAGTTCCGCGAGAAGTTTAAACGCAATGACGGCATCTTTAGATTCGATTGATTATCGGGGAGAAGAGAAAGAGATTGAAAGCTTTTAGCAACAGGATTTCGGAAGAATCACCGTTGTTAAGTTTAAAGACGGGACTGTTGAGAGCCATCAATCCAACAGTCCTAGGTTGGCGGAGATGATAAAACTGAGCCGAAAGAAAGAACCAACCTTGGTAAAAGAAGTCATGGCAGATTTAGAGAAAGGGGATAGGACGGAGGAGCAGTTGAAGGTCATGAGGATGCGGGAGTTTCAAGAAATGAGACGAGCATCAATCCCGCCCATGAATGTCATTATAAGTTCCACGATATTTTCAACCGCAACAACGAACTGGGAGAGGTAAATGGAAAAGACAGAAACCGTGACATACGATCTGGACAGACTGGAAAAAGCGGGCCTTAAAGGCATGGCCGCAACGATCAAGAAGCTGAAGGACAAGAAAGCAAAGATGCTGGTTGCTTACGAATGCTACCGTTTTGTAAAACCCGAAAAGTTCGACGCTTTCAACGAACGGCTTCGTAAAGAAACGTGGAATCCCCAGACTTACACCTACAACCGCCTCAGATTCACAGCCCTTGAAAACTACGACAAAGTGCCTCCGATGTCGGTGATTGAAGAAATCGAAAAAGCCAATGACCGGGCGTGTTTTGACAGATACGAAGTAGCTGATATTGAAAGCGTTCAGGAATTACCCGACCCGATTGTGTTTGGTGTGATCGACGGTTGTTCGGATAAGTTTTATATCGCCCAGTGGGACAACGATGTGAAGATCGAGGACATACTTAATTCCAACGAGGGTTAATGGTCGAAAATAAAAATCCGGGGGTTGTGGACTCGCCCCCGGAAGCAGTGATCGCTGAAGTTATAACCAATTCCACGATATCCCCCACGGATGTAACGTCCTCCTATTCCCAAGACTCCGTTGATTCGACGATGGAGATGATCCCAAAGGATTTAACGGAGAATACGAAAAGACGATTTAAATTAATTTATCACTGCGCGAAGACTCCTGAATTAAGGGCCATCCAGTACAAGATGTGCCAGAACGATATTTTGTACTGGGTGAATCTGTATGCAGCCACGTACGATCCCCGCAAGACCCCCTCGACGATTCCCTTTATCACCTATCCCTACGAAGACAAACTTCTTTTAGACCTCGTTGAGTGCATTGAAAAGCAGAAAGACATCCTGATTGAGAAAAGTCGAGATATGGGCGTGACGTGGTGCGTGGTTCTAGCCTTCACATGGTTTTGGAACTTCAAGGGTGAAGGTTTCGACTTTCTCGTTGGTTCCCGTAAAGAGCAGTACATCGACCAGATTGGCAACATGGACACGATCATGGAGAAAGTCCGGTTTCTCATTCGGAACATGCCGACATGGATGCGACCCAAGGGATTCGATTGGAAACAGCACAGCAACTACCTGAAGATCGTAAATCCCGACACGAAGGCCACGATCACCGGCGAAGCCACAAATAACAACTTTAGTAGATCGGGACGCCGTAGGGCCATCTTTTTTGACGAATTCGCGTTCTGGGAATGCGACCAACAGGCATGGAGGGCAAGTGCCGACGCATCAAACTGCCGGATTGTAGTTAGTACCCCATGTGGATTTAACAACCAATTCGCCAAATTAAGACACTCCGGAAGTATCCGCGTCGAAACCCTGCATTGGAAACTCCATCCCGAAAAAGATCAAGCGTGGTACGACAACGAGTGTAAGCGTAGAAACAATGACTCGGTCGAAATCGCGCAGGAACTGGATATTAACTACGAAGGCTCTGAGGAAGGCGTTCTTTATGAATTCGCCGAACTTAAGAAAGCCGTCCACAACCAGCCTCTTTTAAGCCCAGACCGCATTGTAGTGGCCTTAGATCCTGCGGGAGAGGGTGAAGACGAAGCCGTGTTCTATGTCATGAATAACGGCAACGTGGTGGAAAGAAAGTTCATCGCAAAAAGCAATGATCCCATGCTGGCCGCCGAAACGGTGATGCTTTTAAACAAATGGAAAGCCCAAGTTTTTATCGCAGACTCCATCGGAAACTCGGTCGCCGATCTTGTGTCTCAACTTCTCGGTAAAAACGAAAAAGGCATTAAAGTTATAAAATTCAAATCCTCCGAAAAATCCCAAGACCCGTCTTATTTCAACCGCAGGGATGAAGTCTATCACCGCGCCGCGATCCAGATGAAATCGGGAAATGTTCAGGTCGACGACGACTACACCCTGATGAAGCAGTTAAACGCCACCAAATACAAAAAAGACAACGGACGCATTTACATCCTGTCCAAAGAAGAAATTAAGGAAGTAATAGGCACCTCACCCGACCGGGCGGATGCATGGGTACTCGCAGTTGAAGCGCTTAAATACACACATTCACTCAGGGAAGTCAAACAAGCGGAGGGCTACCGGAATGTCATTCAGTTTAACGAAGTCCTCTCAGGCCAAGAGTATGGGGATTGGCAGGATGTTTTGGAATGATAGACCAAATAATCGTTTGCAGAAAATGTAAAAAAGAAAAAACGACAAAGGACTTTTACCCGGCAGAGCTTTTAAAGAAATCCAAATGTTGCAGGTCGTGTCTGTATACCGAAGTAAGGGCCTGTAGGGCCAAGAATCCGGAAAGATACAAAAAAAATCGAGAAGCCTATCAGAGAAACAATGCGTTTAGAGCCAAGTTACTAAGGATGAATCTTAGCGATTCTTTTTACGCCGAAACATTGGAAAAGCAAAACGGAAAATGCGCGATTTGCAAGGCCGAAAAATACGACAGGCTAGGTAGAAGATTCGCCATAGACCATTGCCATGATACCGGAAAGATTCGAGGTTTATTATGCAGTCAATGTAACGTTGCCTTAGGGATGTTTAAAGACAGCGAGGAGGTTCTTGAAAATGCGATCAAATATCTACGGCAATATCCGTCCTGACAGAAAAGAGCCTCCAGTCGGCGCAAACCTTCCCGATCCTTTTTTTGATTCCTACAACGAAGAAATATTGACGGCCTATGATACCTTGAACCTAATAGCAGAAGAGCGCAAAGAACTCATCACTATTACGATAAACCGAGCTTTCCTAAAGAAAATTGTGTGGTCACACATTCATGAGATTTGCAAATTAGCTGATGCCCACCGACATTGAGCCGCAAGAGAAGACTGAAAAAATAAGTCCTCCGGGTTCGGAGCGTCATGAGTTTATTAAAAAGCTCGCCCAGAAAGTCCGTCAGGATGATGCAGACCGTCAGGTTTGGAAAGACAAGCAGGTTGTCGCCTATAACGCACGACTTGGACTGAAGCGCCGCACCAATAGACCCTACCCCGGAGCCGCCGAAGTCCCTATTCCCATCACCGATAAGTTCATCACGAAGCTGAAGTCCATGTTCGTGTCGGTGGCAACCCTGATGAAAAAGCAGATTGTCGTGTCTGTCGATGACGGCGAGATCGTAACCCCTGAAACCAAAGCATCGGCAGAACGAATTGAACGCGCCTTAAATAACTTAATTAAAAAACGAGATTTTGGATGGGCGAAGAAAGTCACTCTTTTCGTCGACTACTTCCTAGAAAACGGACATGCGGTTTTTAAGATCATCGAAAAGTTCTTTTCCAGAACGATCAACCGCACCATCGACATCGAAAACAACTATTCTCCAGAAGATATCAAATATCTTAAAAGTCTTAAAAAACAGGAACTTCGTCTGATTCTCGCCCAACGCGAAGAAATGGACATTACGGACGAAGACGATTTAAAACAGATCGACAAGGCCATTGACCAGTTCAAGTCTGGAAAAAAAGTCCTCAGTTTCACCAAAAAAGAAATTTATTCCGAACCCACCGTCATTCCGGAACGCGGTCTGAGAATCATCGTCCCGTCAAGCGGAACGGAT